GCCGCCGCGGCGGAGCTCGTGGAGTCCGGGATTGCTGATCGGGTTGATGAGCGTCGCGTCGGACAGGCCGCTGGTGCTGGTGCCTCCCCACTCGGTCGGGATGGTCATGCCGTGGGAGAAGGTGAAGCCCTTGGCGTACTGCCAGTTGTTGTTGGTCTTGTCGGTGACGGCCGGGAAATCGCCGAGGTGGACGTAGTCGGAGGTGATGGCCGACTTGGACGCCTTGGTCACGTCGAAGACCTTCCAGATCTCGGTGTGGCCGGCTGTATCGGAGTCCTTGACGTTGTTGAGGATGACGTCGGATTCGACCTCGTAGACGCCGGTGAAGATCTCGATGCCCTGGATGCGGATGGGCTGGTGGCTGCGCGGGATCGCGTCGGTGGCGTATCCGTCGGTGCCGAGCACGCCGTCGGTGGCGCCGGTCGGCCATGGCATCTGGGTGACGTGCATGGCGGCGGTGGTCGTGAATTTGCTGCCGGCCACGTTGATGGCGGTGGTGACGGAGTCCACGACGGTCTTGGACAGGACCTTCCGCCAGGATGCCGCCTCTCCTACCTTCGGGTCTCCTCGGTCGGTGCCAGAGCCGACGGAAATATAGGAGCCGACGTCGATGTATTGCGCGTCGGTCGTCTTGACGAGCGCTCTGGTGACGTTGGCTTCGGCCTTGCTGATGGTGATCTGCCCGTTGCCTCCGAAGTCGCCGCCGAGGGTGTTCTCGATGTTGCGGTCGGCGTATTTGAGCATGTGCATGAGCTGGACGTACCAGGTGTCGGCCACGGTCTTGCCGCTCCAGCCCTTGCCTTTCTTCGTGGCCTGATCGATGCAGCCGTTCTGCGAGCCGAAGGCGGTGGACGTCTGCTTGCCGGTGAAGGAGTGCGGGATGCCGGAGCCGTCGCACCATGCGCGGTATTTGGCGAACAGCATGCACGGGCGGAGGGTTCCGTCTGGGAGCATGGCACCGGGCATGGGCACGAAGCCGTCGTATTGGACGCCGCTGTAGCTGAGGGTCATGTACTGGGAGTCGAGCTGCAGGCGGTAGAAGCCCGTGGCGGTCATGACGAGCGCGTCGCCATGCGAGCCGTCGGCGGACCATGTGCCGGCCTTGTCCTTGATGGCCGTGACGAACGGATTGCCGGCGTCGTCGACGCCTCCGTTGACGTCCCACACGCGGAAGGCCGGAAGGGAGCGGTAGTCGTCGCGGCCGCTCACGGTGTTGGTGGACGGGACGATGGACAGGCCCGCGTTGTCGTCGAGTTTCACGCCCTGCGTGCTGTTGGACGTGGTCCAGAGCGGGAACCGGACGGTATAGATGTTCGGGTCCGCGTGGGCCGCGAAGTATTCCGCGAGATTGGTTACGCGCCCCGTCGACGCGTCGTATTTGAAATTTGCGCCGTCCTTGGACTTCTGCGCGCGTTCCAGCCGGACGTAATCGCCCAGACGGATCACTTTGTCTGCATTCACCATTTACGTTCCTTTCTACTCAGGCGTTGATGGCATCGACGGCCCAGTCGATGTCGGATTGGTCGATGTCGGACAGCGGATTCCCCGCGTTCGGAATCAGCGTGGCCGGGTCGACGGTGACGAGGTCGGCGAAGTTGACTGGATTGGCGCTGTCTGGCACGTCGAAGGTGACCTTGAATTCGTGCGGTGTTCCGGCGCCGACATGTAGCTGGTAGGCCCAGTCCTTTCCGGTCGGCGGAAGATTCAGCGTGATGGTGCCGTGCTGGTCGAGCGCGGTCTTGAGCGGCTCGTCGACCACGATTTTCTTGGTGGCGGCGGCGAAGCGGCTCGTGGGCGTGACGCTGATCGAGTCGTTAGCCAGGTCGACGATGCCGGTGGCGTCGAGTTTGCCGAAGTCGAAATTGATTTGGGTCATCCGTGTCCTCCTTTAGAACAGTGGTTTGAAAAACGAGAGAGGAAAACCCACAGGCCGGAACATTCTGCAGGAACAATGCCGACTGTGGGTTTTCACAAGGTGAAAGGTAAGAAGAATGTTGTTGGGAACGTTTGTGGATGAGGTCTGGTGGCCCTCCTGCGGGAAGCTTCGCGAGTGCACGAGGGTGGGCTACGAGTCGGCCTACCGTTGTCATATCCAGTCGAAGTGGGGTGGTGTCGAGATGGAGTCGATCACTGCATCAGATATCGAGGAATGGCTAGGCTCGTTCAAGCGGGCTGGCGCCGCACGGAAGGCTTGGGCCGTTCTGCGGGCGATACTGAGGCTCGCCTACCGGCGTGGCGTCACGGACAACGACGTGACCAGAAGGGAGATCCGTTTGCCGCATCTCCGCCGTTACGAGCCGCGGGTATTGGACGCACGCCAGGTGCGCCGCCTGTTGAAAGGCTTCTATGGCCACGCGTTGGAGGCGTGGCTGCTGGTCTCCGTGTGCGCCGGATTGCGCCGCTGCGAGTCGGTCGGCTTGGAATGGGCTGACTTGGATTTGCGTCGCGGCACCGTCACCGTGAAAAGGTCGGTGCAGTGGGTGGCGGGCCATGAGACCGTCACCGAACCGAAGACCGATCTGAGCCGACGTACCGTCGCATTGCCACGGTTCGCGGTCAAACGATTGGCGGAACTACGCCACGGCACGAAGACCGGCCGACTGGTCGGCAACCTGAACGCGAACCAAGTGGCAAACCACTACCGCAGCTGGTGCAGGCGCATGAAACTGCCCTGCGTGCCTCCACGCAACCTGCGCCACACGTTCGGCACGTTGGCGATCAAAGCCGGAACCGACATCAGTGTGGTCGCACGCCAGCTCGGACACTCCGACATCCAAACCACCGCCAGATATTATTTGAAGCCTGATCTGAGCGTCCTCAAGGACATGCAGAAAGCATGGCAGAAACTCATATTGACCTGCTGATAGCATTCCGTAACCCTCACGAAATCAAACGTCAACTGGGACGTGAATTATCACACCGCGTTTGTCGGCGGGATGTTGATCGTCGCGTTTCATGCCATCCGGCTCAACACGGACTGGAATGCCGCGAGGGAATGGGAGTCGTCCAAGCTTTTCACGCTTCCGGCTGGATTGGAGGCCGCGTTCGAGGTGCATTGCGCCGCGGTGTCCAATTCGAGCGTGGGGCTTCATGGCATCGAGGTGCAGGCCGCTGGCAACGAGATCGTCCTTCGCTCGTCCGCGAAGATGACGATCGGCAAAGGCGGTTGGGTCGAGGGCTGCATCACGGTGCCGCTCTGATCGGCGATTAGACGACCGGATAGCAGAGCGAGCCGACGCAACCCTGATTGCTACCCGCGGCTCCCATGTTCGCGCATCTGATGGTGCCGTTCGGATTGACGACGAGCATTCTCGCCGTCTGCCCGTTCGATACGCACACCATCGCATTGACTTCGACCGGAGGGCGCAATTCGGCGGGCAGCACGTATTCGCATTGCACTGAATCCCAACTGCCATTACCGATATTGCCGGAATATCTGACGAGCATCATCATGCCGGTGCGGATGACAGTGAAGCCCTTCGCGTTATACAGAGTTACGGAATGCTATTAAAAATGGATTTCCACGATTCCACCTGTGACAGTAATTTCAGGACCAACGAGCAGATTGACTGTTCCATCAGGTGCAATCGATACTTGGACCGAACGTTGCAGGTATGACGGGTGGATGAATGGAATCGCCACTGTCGTTCCGGACGACAGTGTGGCTCTGCCATTCAAGGACTTGATCGCATTTGGGCTAGATACCTTACCGATTGGGTATATTCCGCCATTACTGTTGCCGTTGCCGTTGCCAAATGGGAGGGTTACGGAAAACTACTGCTTCGCGTCGAAGACGTGGACAGTCACGGCGATGCGATAGCTCAGCGACGTGCCGCTGGCGTTCCATGCGACAAGCTGAAATCCTTTTGCCGAATGACTGTTCGTAATCATCGAGATGTTGTTGAACGACGGCACTTTGTTTTTAACGTCGTTCATCAACTGCAATTCGACGGAGTATGAATCCCAGTTTGCCGCTTCGATCGGCAGCTTGATGTCTATTGACGTGTTCGTATTCGGTTTGAAAACCATGCTTGCGACGGAGTAGGCGTCATAGCCTCTAGGGCGCGCGACTACGACCCATTCACCCGACTGGGTTACGGAATCCCACAAAGCATACCGTTTATTGAACAACCGCACTGGCGTTCCGGCAGTGATGCCGGTCAGCGGGATGCGCCAGAGGGGCATGTACGCGTCCGCGGCCCCGTTAAGAATTTTCGCGGATGGTATCGTCGGATCAACGGCCGCAGCATCGCTAGGAACGCCCTTGAACGCCACCAGTTCCACTTTTTCCACACCAGTTGACGTCTCGCGGTGATAATGCGCGCATATGATGTCATTGCGGTTCTTGCCGCTCGACCCGGACTGTATCGTGACGGTCTCAGGATTGGTGATATGCCAATCCAATCCCTGGATCGACGCGCACCCTGTGCCGATGACGGCCTTGTTCGCCGACTGCATGGTGCACGACATCGCGTCGCCCCATTCGAACACCATGTCGCCGGCGCCGAATTTAGCCTGGTGGATTATCGCTTTGTCCTCGCTGCTGATATGCGCGGTTCCGGCTTTGCCATCCACAAGTTCAATCGTCATGACTGTCCCTCCCTTTCGGCGTCCTTCACCCATTTCTCGAACTCCACGTCCGCTGTGGCGGCGAAAGACTGGAACGCCTTATAGCAGTCCCCGCAAAGCGTGTATGTGCTCGGCGGTTGGGCCGAAGCCGCCGAGGCGGATGTCAGATGGTTGACGTCGTACCATGATTGAGCGTCGGCGTTTCCTGATTGCAGAAACGCCATTCTGCCGCACCTGTCGCACGTCAGTTTCGAATAACCGGTCTGCCTTCCCATACGGAAAGCCTCCTTCTAACTTGTTCTTTGATACGTGAATGGGCCGGTCGACGGCAGTTCCACCCAGGTTCCACCGAAAGTCCCGGCAAGGTCGATGGCCGTTCCGGACATGTAGATGCTTCCGACCGGCCATGCGGTAAGGAATATCTCCTCGTCGGTCATGCCCGCGCTGTTGCCGGGAGGTCCCTTCGGGCCCTGTGGGCCAGGGTCTCCCTTCTCGCCTTTGTCTCCTTTGCTGCCGGTCAGTGTCGTGTTGCTCACGCATTTGATCGTGACGTCCGCCACGTCGACCTTAGAGACCGTGAAATACGTCAGGGTCTTCCCACCTCCGGTCAGTGCGAAGAATCTCTCACCGACCGTCGGAATCCTGTTGAGGCATAGCGTGTCCGCCGAGAACACCGATGTCGCGTCCAGATCCCATGAGCCGTAATAGGTCCGGCCGGCGGTCAATGCGGGCAGTCCCGTCTCTCCACGCAGTCCCCGCTCGCCTGTCTCGCCACGTGGAATGCTTAGATTGAGGGTCTTGTCGCTGCCGGCGCCCGTCAATGTGGCCAACGCTGACGCGCCTGGCTGGAGCGTCGTCACGGATCCGATGGAGAGACCCGATAGGTACGAGCCCTTGACTTGGTATTTGGCGTCCGATTGCGTCCGGAATGATTCAAGGTCTGCATTGGCGACTTCCGCGCTGATGACGTTGCCGGCGATGTCGATTCCCTTGCCCGCCGTGTACGTTCCGCCGGACGTCGCCGGGACAGACGATCCCGATGATCTGCTCCCCGACGACTCGGTATCGTCCGGCTGGCCTACCTCGTATGTGATGTCGAGGATGCCGCCGTTGACCTTCGCGATGCGTTTGGTGACCTTCGCGGTCAGGCTCAGACCGGAGTTCCTGTCAGACACGACCACGCCGTCACCAAGCATGAGCGAGTCGGCATCGTTCGGCAGGGTCACGTCGACCTTGCCGCCCGACTGAAGCTCCTGCAATCGTTTGCGCGTATTGTCGGACAGCGTCTGCATCTCAGCGCACGAATAATCGTAGACCTCTGCCACTTCGTCGACACCGAAAAGCGTCTGCTTCTGCGAGACCTTTCCGTCCTTGTCCGCGTACCATTCGCTCACAAGCCTGTTGGCAAGTTCCTGCTGTCCCAAGCCGATCAGATGGTTCACCGTCCGATGGCATGTCTCCGCGGTGAAATCGACTAGGTCGGAATCCAAGGTGCCGTCGATGGTGCGTACCGGCTGGCCGGACATGACGATGCGGTTGTCCTTGGCGGTGAAGTCCAATCGCATGCCGCAGGATTCCAGCATCGCGCTGATGCCGGTGTAGGCGTCGACGTAGCGTGGATTCTGGAATTTGTATCCGGACAGGGTGGGGTTCTTCGTTCCGGCGCGCACCGTGAACACTTTCTCCAATCCGATTCTTTTGACCAGCGAGGAAAGCACTTCGGACAGGCTGCCGGAAACGACGAGGTAATCCTGTTTCGGATCCGGGGAAAGTATTTTCCCGCACAACAGTCCGGTCCAGCTCGTTCCGAGCCATGAGACGTCCGACGTCGCTCCCGATACGACGCTTCTTCGATCGGTCACTCGCCCTCCGATATCGGTGCCGTCGATCCAGAAATACCATCCGAGTTCGCATTCAGTTCCCGGAATGGACAGTTCGAAATCGTTCTCACCGCTCCCCGCCGCCCAATCTAGGGCCGCGCCGGCGGAGCAGCAGACCGGTTTCATATTCGCGTCGGCTAGGATAACGTCGACCATGGTGGTGCCCCCGAGCTTTCGTACAAGTCGAATTCGATGGTGAATCCCCCGGACCATGTCAGGATGTTCTCACCGGAGGGTATCGGCTCGAAACAGTATGTTCCACATCCCTTCCCGACTCCTCGCGCCCCACTGGAGAAACAGTCCGCCACATCCCCGTTCGCGTCGGTCACCTTGATGCTTTTCTCCAATGGCGTGCCTATGACCGTCATGTACCCGTCGGACGGCACCGTCACGTCGTCGAAGCGGTAGAGGTTCCCACCGACGGTGAACTGCGGGTTCGTGGCCTGTCCGAAGATCCTGCAGACGAATCCGCACGGGGAAACCATGGGATTCGAAATCAGCTGGATCGTTTTGGGACAGGCCAGGTCGGCTGGCAGATCATATGGCATGTCAAGCACGCTTCCCGAATCCGCGGCCATCGGGGCGAACCGCTGCGTCGGCAGACGATGATGCCACAGGCCGTCGCACAACACGATCCTGAACGTGACGACGGCGAGCGCTGGGCTGGGTGTTGGCGTTTGCACGTTGGTTCCGACGATGAATGCTTTTTGCGTCCATTCGTTGTTGATGGTGAGTGTTCCGGGTGAGAGCGCCTCGACGTCCGTGTCGGCCAGTGCTTGGAGTTGGTCGAGGTCGTTGGGGTTGAGTGTTGTGACGGTTATGGTGGTTTCCGTCGCGGTTCTGCTGGATCCTGTGATTCCTCTGGTGCCGAGTGTGTAGTTCCATTGTGTGGATCTGATTTCGGTGAGGTTCGGTGTCCATGTTCGTTCGCAGTAGAGGTCGACGGCGTGTCCGTCGTGGCTGCGGTACGTCAGCGCATGCATTTGCGGACCATCCTTACGAGATCGCGATATGTGACGTTTTCTCCCCCGTCGTGTTCGGAGATGATGTTGCCGAGGTCGGCGTGCAGTCTTGTGATCGCGGCGACGACGCTGGCCGTGTCCACGGTCACTGACACGTTTTGCGTGTTGGTGGGTGTGAGGACTTCGCGTGGGATGGCGCGCCGGTTCAGCGCGTCCATGAAGTCGACGCCGTAATAGCTGGTGGCGAGCGCGTTTTCGACGTATTCGCCGCGTGCGATGCGGCCGTTGTCGAGGTAGACGCTGTCGCTGGTCGCGGTGCCTGGCGCCCATTTCGGGTCGACGTAGCCGTTGAAGGCGTAGCCTCCGTTGGCGTATCGGAATCGGTCGCCGTCGTAGAGGCCGCCGGTGGCTCCTGTCGGAATGTTGCCTTTGGCGTTTTTCGGACGGTATCCGCTGGATGAGTATGTGCCCCCTGATTCGTCGACGTAGCTTCCGTGGATTTGGAAGTATTTGTCGGCGATCTGGTAGTTGCTCAGGTTGGTGAGCACGCTCATGGCGGGTGAGCCGTCTACGTTGACGATGAATCCTTTGTCGTTGAGTTTCCATCCTTGGGTTTGGAGGAATTTGTTCATCGCGTCGGTGTTGTCGCCTTTGAGGTAGCCGGTTTTGTCGTCGATTTTGGCTCCGTTCGCGATGGCGAGGGCGATCATGTATTGGTCGCTGTCCAGAGTGAGGGTGCCGGTTTTCGGGTCGATTTCCACGTTTGCGGCTTGGGCGATCTTTTTCATCAGGTCGGTGTTGTCTCCGCTGATGGTGACGTGCTTGCCGTCCGGTGTCTCCTTGGCCGCAAGTTTGACCTGTTCGAATTTGGCGACGGCGTCGCCGGTGACTGTGACTTCGATGGTTTTCGAATCCGGCGTGTTCTGCAGGCTGGCGACGAGGTCGTCGACCGCTTTGCGCGTGAGTCCGTAGGCTTGTGCGGCGGCCTCGGCTTCCTCCGGTGTTTTGCCGAGGGATTGCATGAGGTTAGTGAACGCGTCGTGCGCCTTGTCGATGTTCGGGTAGATGTCGTTGAGGCTGTCTCCGTTCTGGGCTTGCGCTTTGGCGCATTTGAGCGCCGCGTCGGCGATGTCGTTCAACGCGCTCTGGTTTTTCCGTCCGGCTTCCGTGTTCAGGTCGAGGGTCTTGGCGTTCTTCCCGATGGTGTCGTTCGCGGATGCGATCTTGTCTGCGAGGTCGATTTGCGCGTCCGACGAGCTGATGGCGAACCCGTAGTAGGTCTTCATCGCGTCGATGACTTCGGAGAGCGCGCCGGCGGTGTCGCTGGCGGCGTCTTTGGTCGCTCCGAACGCTTCAGCGAGGATGTCGTCGGCGCTGGCCGCGTCTTGGGAGCTGGATGCCGACTGGTCGGCGGCGTCGGCTCCTGTCAGGAGCGCTCCGGTCTTGTCGAGGCTTGCCTGCGTGGTCTCCTTGTCGGCTTGTGCGAGGTTGGCTGCTGAGATTTCGGCGTTTTTGTAGTTGCCTTGCAGTTCCGTGAGACTTTGGGAGATGACGTGGTATTCGTTGCCCGTGACCATATTGCCTTGGTCGGCGAGTTTACTGCGGTATGCGTCGATCTCCTTGTAGACTTCGCTGACGGCGTTTTTCTCGCCTTGGATGGCTTTGATATACGTGCTGTGTTTGATACCGACCTTGTCGATGGCCTGCCACAAGTTGTCGTAGCCGGTGGTGAGACGACCGAGCCAGTTGTCGGTGACCCTCGCGCCGGACGAGTCGGACAGCGCCTTCTCGTAGTATTGCGCGGCGGAGGTTCCCTCCTGCAGGGCGTTCGACAGTTGCGTGGACCGCTCCTGGGCTTTCTGCTGTTCGGAGATGAACGCTCCGAGGACCGCCGTTGCCGCAGTGATCGCGACGCCCCACGGGCCGCCGAGCAGGTCGATGACGCCCGCGCCGGCCTGCTTCACGCCGTTGATCGCTGTCTCGCCCTTGCCGAGGGTGACGGTTCCGTTGGCGATGTCGCCGACTGTGGCCCCCATGGCCGAGTTGATCTGGGTCAGACCGGCTGCGAGCTGCGGGGCGGCGGTCTTGGCGCGCTGGATCGGGTCGACGAGCAGGGCGATCGCGTCGCCGGCCGTACCGGATGACGCTTCCAATGGCGTCAGTGCCTTGTGCAATGCGACGGCTCCGCCGATCGCGGCGGTCAGAGCGATCGCGCCCTGCTGGACGGGAGCTGGCAGAGACGCGAACGCGTCGACGAGCGTGTCGACGCCTTGCACGAGGGTGCGGAGCGCTCCCTGCGAGCCTTCGCCGAGATTGATCATGAGGGTTTCGAAACTGCCGGAGAGCTGTTCGAGGTCGCCTTTGAGGTTGTCGTTCTTCTTCGCGGCCACGTCCGCAGCGAATCCACTGTCGGACACAGCCTTCGTCCATCCGGCGATGCCCTCCGAGCCTTCCGAATAAAGCACGTTCGCAGCTCGCACCGCGTCGGAGCCGAAGATGACGCTCAACGCGGCGTTGCGCTGCTCCTGCGTCAGACCGCCCAGAGACGTCTTCAGCTGGCCGGCGAAGTTCTCCAGTCCGACGAACTGGTCGGACGCGTCGTATGCGCTGATGCCCAGCTCGTCCATCTGCGCCTGCGCCTCCTTGGTAGGGTTGGACAGGCGTTGGAGCATCGTCTTCAACGAAGTGCCCGCGTCGGAACCGATCATGCCGGCGTTGGCGAACGCGGACAGCGTGCCGACCGTCTCGGTCATGCTCACGCCCATGCTGTTCGCCATCAGACCGGCCTGGTTCAATGCGAGGCCTAGGTCGTGCGCGGATCCGACGGCCTTGCCGGCGCCGGCGGCCAGCGCGTCCGCGACCTTGCCGGCGTCAGCTCCTTCGAGGTTGAACTGCTTGAGCGTGGTGCTCATCAGTTCTGCGGCCTCGCCGACCTGCATTCCGTCGGACGCGGCCAAGTTCAACGCTCCGGACAGGCCGCCGGAGAGGATGTCCGCGGTGGACAGGCCGGCCTTACCCAACGCGTCGATGCCCTCGGCGGCCTCGTTCGCGCTGTAGACGGTGTCGGCGCCCGCCTGGATGGCGGCGGCGCGCAGTTTCTGCATGTCGCCGTCGGACGCCTGCAGGTCGGCTTGGATGGTGCTCATGCTCTGGTCGAAGTCGGCGGCCATCTTCGTGGCTGACACGCCCAACGCCACGGCGGCCACGCCCATGCCCGCCATGATGTTCGTGGCGATCCGGCTCTTGCTGCCCGGCTTCTCCAACGCGGTGGAGAGCTTCTCCGCCTGCGTGCTCGCGGCGGCCATCTTCGTGGAATAGTTGGAGGTGTCGGCCGACAGGCGGATCATGATGTTCTCGTTCAACGCCATTGTCGGCATCTCCTTCTTCTAGTTTCTCGGTATGAGGCTCGCGGTCTGCGCGTGCGGTGCGAGCACCGTGCCGGATTCCTCGTATTTGCGCATGGCCCGTTCGCGTTGGAACGTGATCCAGCAGGTCTCCACCTGCGCTCCGGCGAACAGCCGGTCCACTTTGCCCTGGTCATGGCACAGGTCGGTGCTCAATCCGCACAGCGGGCATTCGTGGAGCCGCTCGTACAGGTCGAGGGCACGCATCCATCCGCGTTCCGTCTCGTCCCATTCGGCGGGGTCGTCTTCCGACGGTGTCCAGCCGAGCCATCGTTTCAGGCTGATGCCGAGACGTCGCGCGCACCGCAGGTCGTTGAGCAGGGCCGGCGCGTGCTCAAGCCTGTCCGCTAGGCCAGCCGCGTCAGTTCTTTTGGGATTTCGACCACCGGGGTGTTGAGCTCCTGCACGGTCTGCATGAGCGCGTTGACCTGGCTGTCGGTCATCGAATCGATGAGCTTGGCGAACTCGGCGCCGGTGAACTCCACGTCATCGCCGTCGGCCCATTCGGCGGATTCGAGCATGAGCGGTGCGGCCTCCTTGGCGATGGCAGGAAGGTCCTTGACCACACGCCCCTGCACGGTCTTGGAGTTTTTGAGGGTGATCTGCGCCCACTGGCTGGAGTTCAGTCCGCGGAACGTGACCACGAGCGTCTTGTGTTCGACGATCTTCAGCAGCGAGTCCAGCTGTTTGCGGACGGCGTCCTGCTCCCTGCGACGTTCGGACGCCTCCGATTCGGTAGCATCCGCCGTGGCGTCAAGTTCGAGAATCCTGTTGCCGAGGCGCACGCTTTCCGCGAGCGTCTGCATGTCGGTGATGATGCGGTGTTGTGCCGTGGGTCGTGTGATGGTGATTTCCAAGTGTTCGTCCTTGTCTGTCCTTCGGTCCGTTCGGTGTTGCCTCGTCCCGCGTCGGACTGGTCTGGCGCGGGACAGGGCGTGCGTGTCGGTCATGCGACGGTGATGGTTTCCTCTTTGCTGCATGGGTCGGCGCTGAAGTTGATGGTGCTCATCTGGCGGCTGTTGATGCTGTGGGCTACGGGGATTTTGATGCCGATGGTCACGAGGTAGACGGAGATCACGTCTCCTGCCACGAATGGGGCGTCCACGGTCTTTCCTCGGCGGCGGACGATCCAGCAGCGTTTGCCGCAGGTGAGTGTGTCGACGGCTTTGTTGAAGTTGGCGGCGTCGGAGGTGTTGACGTTGTCGATGAGGTCCATGCTGCCGTCGGAGAATTTCTCCTGTCCGGGAATCTGGCCGACGGTGGCGGAGGATTCGCGGTCGTCATCGACCATGTCCTGGCTGTGGGTGAGGTGCCAGCCGGTGGCGGACAGGTATGGGCTCAGGTCGAGGTTGGAGCCGCTGTTGAGTTCGGAGGCGGTTGGTTTCAGATAGTTTTTGATGCCGGATTCCTCGACCATGATGGTTCGGAATTCGCCGTCTCCGAGGTGTGCTGGGACTTTTTGCATGGTGTTTCCTTTCATGTTGTTTCCGGCCAGCCGATCCGCCATGTGAGCACGCGCATCATGTATGGCGTGCCGGTGTCCGGGTCGGTCAGGTCGCTTGGGTTGCTGCCGGTGTCCACGTCTCCGATGAGCGGGGACAATCCCGGCATGTCGGAGAGGGCTCCGTCGAGTCTTTCCGTGAGATGCGAGGCGAGTGTGTCGACGCTTGTCTGGCTTCGTGCGACGATGCGGATGTCGAGTCTGCCGATGTGCAGGTCAGTGGATTGGCTTTCCGTGTGCGTTCGGCTGGTTTCGGTCAGTCCGATGACGACCCATGGTGGGGTTTTGCCGGCTGGAGCGATGCCGTCCGTGTACACGTCCCAGCCGCGGATCTCGCCGACGAGCCGGAGGACGGATTCCCTGACCTTCAGGAAGTCGGTCATAGGCTCGTCCCGGCTTCCTCGACGTATCGGGCGGTGGTCTCGAACTCCTGTTCACCGTGTTCGTAGAAGCGGTGGGTGCCTCCTCCGCCATGGGCGCCTCCGAAGAACGCGATGTTGGCGAGGCCGCCGGTGGTCTTGACCGGCGCGATGTCTGCCTCGACCCTCATGCCTTCGGTTTTGATCTCGTAGGCGATGGGTATTCGGCGGAAGCTCGAATGGCTGCTCGACGCGAGATCCGCTTTGACCGCGGTTTTGATGTTCTGTGCGCCTTTCTTGACGGCGTTGGCCGCTTTGATCGGCGCGCGGACGCTCACGACGGTGAGTTTTCTCGCCAGTTCGTCGAGCTCATGGGAGTCGATGCGCACTATGAGCCTCCTTCCATCGGGATCTCCTGCACGTTCCATCTTCTGGCGGTGGAGTGCGTCTTTTCGGATTGCATGTTCACGAGCCGGTATCGGCGTCCGACGAGTGCCGGGTCGGCCGATTCCACGACGGTCGCCTCGTATCCCTCGCGCGGCGTCGTGGCCGTGACGGGAAGGTGGAGGTAGAGGCCCCATTCCGGGACGAACGCTCCGACTGAGCCGTCGCCGTTCACGTTGTGCTGCTGTCCGGCGATGCCGCCGGCCGTCTGCACTTTTCCCTTGCCGTCGTAGACGACTTGCTGTGACACGGTTTCGGCTCCGGTGGCCGGGTCGACCGTGACCGTGCCGGGCGCGGTGACGCGTATCCGGTCGGTCATGAGGTTTTCCGCCCATCGGCGCATTCTCGTCAGCGTCCTGTTGCTCATCCCGTCACCTTCATCATGAGGAACGGTTCGCCGTCCTCGTCGTCCGTCCAATACCGGTTCATGTCCGTGTTGGCGGATTCGTTTCTGGTGGAGTGCAGGATTCCGAGGCCGGCGATGACCGGGGACTGGTCGGCCACGAGCTGGTCGAGCGTCTCCTTCTCGCTGGCGGTCAGGTAGGCGCCGGCCTCGTCGACCTTCCGGCTTCCGCCGTCCATGGCGTCGTCGATCTGGCGCGTCCACTGCGTTTCCGCGTTCGGATTGCTCCACAGGCGGCCGGCGCAGGTGATGCACACGTCCTGCAGGTCCTCCGGCAGGTCCGGTCCGGACCATTCGCGCCGCGTGTATGCACGGATGCGGTTGGACGCGAATCTGAGCGCCATGGCGGCGCGTTTGCCGTCGGCCGACTTCTCGTCGATGTCCTCGCCGAGCCATTCGGCCAGCTGCGAGACGGTGGCGAATGGTTCACGCGCCATCATGCGCCTCCCCGTCATTTGGATTCGGAAGCGGCGACCGCGTCCGGGACGATGAATCCGGCGGGATACTGCGTGCCCTTCTTGGCCACGCGGGTGACGGGGTTAGCGACCTGGAAGCCGACGCGCATGACCACTCGCATGATCTGGCTGTCCTGCTGCATCGCGTTGTACACGATGGCGCCGGCGGAGTTGGAGATGACGCCCTGGTCGAACACCTTGTAGGTGATGTCCTGTCGGATGCCGACGATGAATTTCGACCAGTCGGCGGCCAGAAGCACCGCCTTGGAATCGTCCCAGCTGCCGTTGAGGACCTCGTTGCACGGGTATCCGTACAGGTTGGCCGACTGCTTGTCGGTCAGGTTCGGCGTGTAGATGGGACGGTTGTTCGCGTCGCGCAGTTCGGTCAGCTCCCAGTTGAGGCCGGGCTTGCTGGCGAAGCCGTTGATTGCGTAGCCTTCCTTCGCGAGGGTCTTGCCGAGGGACGCCACGTCGGCGGCGAGGTCCTTGCCGGTGCCCTGGGTGATGGTGTTCTTGGCGTTCTTCGCGCCGGCGAGGATGTCATTGCCCCACGTGGACGGCTTGTCCACGCCGAAGATGGCGGCTTGGTCGATCTTCTTGCCGAACGCCTCGGCGATCAGCGGCTTCATGGTCTCGAACAGGTTGATGGACGCGTCCTCGCGTACGGAGTCCGGAATCGGGACGAGTACCGCGAGTTCCTCGGCGGTGATGTTCACGTCCTCCCAACCGCTCTTGGTGGTCTCCTTGAGTCCGCCTTCGGACACCCAGTACGCTTCCGGAAGGGTGGCGAGGACCGGCTGGGTCTTCTTCTTGGCACTCATCCTCATACGCTTCGCGCGGGTGAGCATGACGCTCTTCTCCGGCATGGTCTGGATGATCTCCTGGCTGATCTCGTCGGGGATGAGGGCCTGTCCGAGGTCGTTGCGCTGGATGCTGGAATTGAAATTGTCTGCCATTGTCTGCTCCTTGTATAGCGGTCAGTCGTTGTTGTCGAAGGCGTCGCGCATCCAGTCGGACGGACGTGACGGCTTGGTCGGGTCCATTCCTCCCGTGGGCTTCGCCCGGTTCGCCGGATTGCGAAGATCCGGCTTCTGCTGCGCCGTGGCCTGCGCGGCGTATCGCGCGGCGAGCTTCGCCGCCCTCGCCTCGATTTGCTCCGGGGTTCCCTCTCCCACCAGTTCGCGGTCTTCGGCCGTCAACTGCGGGTGAGCGGCGAGCGCGCGGCTCCAGGCGTTGTCGGCTTCGAGGCGTGCGATCTTCTGGTTGGCTTCGTCGAGGTCTCGTTGGGTTTTCTCCGTTTCGGTGAGTTTGGCGTCCTCGTATGCGCGGTTCTTGTCGGCGAGTTCGCCGTTCTTGTGTTTGAGGGTGCCGTTTTCCTCGCGGAGGTTCTGGATGAGTTTCCATGCGGTGGCTGGGTCGAACTGTTGTCCTTCGCGTTCCCATGGGGCTTGCGGCTCCTGCTGGCCGTCCGTCTGTCCTTCCGCGTTGTTCGCGTCCGGTTCGGACTGTTGGGCGCCGTCGGGTTCGTTCTGGACGTTGCTGTCCTGCTGGTTGTCGTCTGCCACTGTGGGCTCCTTCCTTTTGTTGCCGCCCGTCCTGCGGGCATGAAAAAAGCCCGTCGGGGCTTCCCGATGGGCTAAAGATGTGATGTTCGGCTTTTAGGCTTCCGGCATTGGCTTGAGGTTTCTGCGGACCTCGTTGGAGATGTACTTGTCGAGGTCCGTGTTGGCTTCCCACTGCGCTTCGCCGGTTTCGACGTTGACGAGGATGTATGCCGGCGGACCGTAGCATCCGCCTTTTGCCATTCCCGGCCAGGTGTAGTAGTAGAGTGCCAGTCCGCCGTAGATTCCTTCGGGCTCGTGCAGTATGACGCCGTGATGCTTGGCGAATTCGTCGGCGGCCTTGTCCAGTTCGCGTCTTGTTTTCATCGTCGCATCGCCTTCTTCGGTTTGATGATCTCGTACGCGTGGTCCCTGACGATGTCCTTGTCGTCGACACGGAACATGCGCACGCTTCTCACATCGATGATATCCCTATCGAGGTAGTCATCCAATCTGGATATTTTGCCGTTCTGCGGGTCTATGACGATGGGTTCGCCTCCGTTGGTGCGTGCCGAGGGGCGTTCGATGATGACGATGTGGCCCTGCTCGTGATTGTTCACGTATCCGAAATGCATGCACCAGCGCTGGCCGATGCCGACATGCCGTTCGATCCTGTCAACGACATTGCCGCGGTTCGGGCTGCCGACGGCGAGGATACGTGGATGCAGCCCGGTCGCGCGGTCCACCCACATGCTGTTCGGGTTTTCCGACAGTCTGTCCTGCGTTGAGCTGGTCCTCGCCCTGGCCTCGACGTCGTAGCCTTTCCTTCGGGCGTCATATGCGACGACGCACGACTGGCAGTTGGTGGAGCATCCCCACTTGTGGTCGGCGAATCCGGGATTGGACGTTCCCCTGTCGGCCTGCGTGATGCTCATCGGCTTTCCGGGATGCGCGAGGACCTTGGAGAGTTCGGTTTCGCGTTTCCTGAGGACCTCCCTGCGTTTTTCGGCGCGTTCCTTGCTGGTTTTCGCACGGTATTCGGGCGTGCTTCTGTAACTATGCGAGTCACGGTAGTCTCCGGTCCTGCGCATGACCGGCAGAATCTGGTCGTATGTTCTCGCGGTGCCTTTGGGCAGGCTTTCGGCGGCCTCGTAGTAGTTGTCGATCCACTGTTTCTCCTTGTCGGAGGGGTTCCAGTCGCCGTACACCACTTCGACGGTGCATCCGCAATGCGGATGGAACTTCTCGCCGTCCGTCTGGCGGCGCAGGGCCTTCTGTTCGCTCGTGTACACGGGGCCGCGGCTGCAGAGCATCGCGCAGAACGCGCATGGATGCCCGTCGGACACGCGCCGCCATCCGATGGCGCGCGCGTCCTTGGCGGCCCACTGTTGCAGGGTGAGGCGTCCTCCGGTGAGCACGGCCTCGTGGAACATGCCGATGAACAGTTCGCGTGCGGCCGCGTACGCGGCCTCCTGCGTCTGCCCCATGGCCACATGCCACAGGATGTTCGCCACGCCTCCCCATTCGAACTGTTTCCCCGTTTGGCTCCGGTTGAAGCGGGGCACTCCGACCTGTATGTCGCCGTCGCCCGTCTCGGCTTTGCGGAAGCGAGGCAGGTATTGTGCGGCCGTGTCGGCGCTGACCTTCCACCATTGTCCGAGCAGGTCGAGCATCGCCTTCTTCCAGATCGGCTGCGTACGGTCGAGATCATTCACGTCGAGGGTGTTGTCCCACACGCGTCGCATCTGGCTGTCCGCGGTGATGGCGAGCGCGACCTGTCGTCTGCGGTGCTGGTCGGTCAGGAGGGTGCCTTTAGCTGTTGATGCCATCGTATGCCCCGTTTCCGTTGAGTTGTCCGATTTGGATTTGGGTTGCGATGTCGTCGGCTGTGGGGTGTTGTGCGGCGTATTCGCGCCATGCGTCGGCTTGTGGTTTGGAGATGCCGGGGATCATGTCCCAGACGAGTTGGTCGGGGACGTGGAGCATTTGGACGGCTTTGCCGAGTGCGTCGACTGCTTGGCTGATGGTTCTTGTGTCGGTGTCTTCCCATTTGGGGAAGAGGTGGAAGTTGGCGGCGTCGTCGGGTCGGTTTTCGGCGGCTGAGGCGAGTCGGAGCGTGTCCATGTGGCTGATGCCGAAGGCGCGGCGGCGTTCGTTGCGTTTCGCGTAGAAGCCCGCTCTGGATTCCTCGATGCCGGCGTCGCCGACGTTGGTCATCTTGCCGAACGCCGTGGTCGGGGTTTGGCTGACGGCGGCGAGTTCCTCGACGTCGCTGGTTTTTGCTGCGACGATGTTGGCGAGGTCGGTTTCGGGGAGGCTTCCGAATTTCACGTCCATGCCTCCGGCGAGGACGCTGTCGTGTTCGATCTGGAGTTTTTTGGCTTCCTTTTCCGCTTCGGTCAGTCCGCTCATGTCGAGGCCGGTGGCGGTTTTGACTTTCCAGCTGTTGTAGTGCTGGGCGAGCATGCGGTCGTAGTTGTCCTTGTTCAGGCGGCTGGCCATGCGGATGTATGGTTCGACCTCTCCGGGCACGCGGCCCTGCAGGTCGCGTTGGTTGCAGTACCTGACGATCGGGCATACCGGGTTGCCGTCCGGCGCGGTCACGCCGTGTGGCGTCTGGCCGTCGAATTGCCATGTGCCGCCGGTCTTGCGCCATGTCCAGATGTTCCGTGAGTCCCAGAGCTGGTATTCGACGGCATGGTCGTCGAGTTTGCGGCGTCGCATGAAGATCTGCGGCCAGTTGTCGGATGCGGGGTCGTCGTAGAGGGCGATCGCGTCGCGGGGACTCCAGCAGTCGATGCGGGCGTGGAGTTCGTCCGACGATTCCTCGCCCCGGACCGCCGTGTATGCGGTGCCGTAGGCGATGGCCTCGCGGTGCAGTGCGATCTGGCGTTCGCCCATGCGGTTGCGCTGCCATGGCTCCCAGAAGCGTTGAGCGTCCCCGGTGTCCTGCGTCTCGGAGTCCACGCCTTCCAGGTAGAGGGTCTGGGCGAGCGTGGTGACGACGAGGCCGAGCCATGGGGTCTCGCCCATGTCGCGCAGCATGCGGTGTTCCATGGTCGCCCCGGCGTTCAGGCGGATGGGCTTGGGGTTCCACCGCCACCAGCGGTCGATTCTGTTGAGTTTCGGCGTCTCGTTGTCGAACGCCGGGATGAGCAGCGTGCTCAGCGCTTCGAACGCCTGCTTCTCGTTGTCGTAGCCGGTGGTCACCATAGCTGTCCTCCTCCGCTTCTGGAGTTCCTGTTCAGGTATTCGCGTCTGACCATGCGCGCTCCGATGGCGCATATCGCGAGGTCGATCTTGCGTTTCGACTCGCGGCTTTCCTTGGCGATGCTCATGCCGACCCTTGTGGGCTGGCGTCTGGCGTTGAGCATATGCAGGCGCAGCCTGGCGTCGCCGTCGTGGGGGAAGTCTCCCTCCGCGATGTCGGTGTACGCCTGGTCGACGGCGGTGACGAACCTGCGTTGGATGTCCGTGTTGATCATGTCGAACATGACGGCGTGCCTGTCCCGGCCGGACGGGACGGCCCATGTCTTGAGCCGGCGCCCGTAGTCGCGGTGCCACCGGTCGAACAGGGCATCCCAGTATCTCAGGCCTGTTTCGGAGTCCAGCACGTGGCTGGGGTCACCGAAGAATCCGACCACGTCGTACGCGTGGAACGCCGCGCGCACCGCGTCGTCGACGCTTTCCCTGGGCACGCGCCAGTCCTTTCCTCGCTCACCGGCCGGTTTCTGCCACAAGCCCAATGGTTTGACGAATCCGTCGGAGACGCGGCAGGCCACGAGCGCCGTGCTGTCGTCGTTGAGCGAGCAGTCGAGGAACATGCTGATGCGCTCACCGTGTTCGAGCGAAAGCTCCGGGTGTTCGTTCTGGTCCCATTCCTGGTGGGTGACGAACGCGTCTTCCGGCGCGGTGGACTGGTTGTACCATTTGCGCCGGGATTCGCTCACCGGGTTCTTCGGGTTGAGGATTTCCTTGCTGATGCGTTCGATGGACAGCCAGGTGCTGTCGCCGCGCACGTCCTCGATGACCTTGCCTATCGTGTCCTCGGTCATCGGACTGTCCGGCGCAGCTTCCAACGAGTCGTAGAGCAGTCCGAAGTCCATGTATTTCGGACGCTTGCCCTCGTCGTCGCTGTCGGGGTCGCCTTGGGTTCCGTCCCATGCCTCGCGCACCCTCTGTCCGACGCTGTCCTCGCCATCGCGGTAGGCGTTGCAGATGTCGAGCATCTTGACCGCGACGCCCTCCTCGCGTTTGGCCGCGTTGCCGGAAAGCACGCCGTCCATGTCGCTGCCGCCGTTGGACGAGTTCCAGTTCTGCGTCTCGTTGCGGATCACGAATGTCGGACGTCCGCCCTCCAACGCCAACGGCGAGCTGGTGACCGCCTCGATCTGCCGGCTGTCCCCCATCGCGTACATGTTGAGCTTGCCCAATTGGATGCCGTAGTACTTGCGTGTGGACGCCGGCAGGAGGCCGGGCAGAAGCTTCATGGTGTTCTTGGTCTGTTCCTGGCTGACCGCGCACACCTGCACCCACGCGTTCGGCTCGTCCCTGCCGACCGGATCTCCGCTCTCGGGATCCCAATGGTCGAACGTCAATGGGGCGAAGCACGCGCCGCATGCCCCTCCGGCCGCCATCGGGTCCTTGCCCCAGCCTTTGAGCCGCTGCAGCACGGCGTTGTCGTGCAATGGGCGTCCATGGTCGTCCAGGGCCCAGAACCACAGCCAGAAACGCGCTTGTTCGCTGGTCCACTTCCACGGCAGTCCTTTGGATGAGTCGCGAAGCCAGTAGCCGCTCCATCCGAGGAACTGCCAGCCGAGCGTCACCCGCGGAAGGATCCACCCATGCTCGTCACGGCGCCATGTCGGTCCGATGAGTATCGGGTCAGTGTTCCATTGCGGCGCCGGCTCGTCGGCGAGCATGTCCCGATACCAGTCGGAGATCTCGCGGATCTCGCTTTCGCGGCTTGGGATGAACGCGGCGGCCTTCAGGTTGCTGCGTAGTCTTGCCATCAGCCGTAGGCTTTCTCCCATTTGCTGTCGTGCCATCGTTTGTTGACGGTGGCGCGCATCTGGCTGGATCTGCCGCCGTCCGCCGAGGCGTCCTCGGACTGTTCCTCGGGTTCCGGCATGTCGATGCGTTTGAGCAGGTCGGCCAGATGGGTCTCGTCGCGGCGCAGTTCGGGCAGGAGCGGGTGCACGACGAGCTGTCCCTGACTTCCCTCGGTGGTGAGCTCGTCGCCGAGGGCCCTGCGAATGCGTCCGATGCGGTCGGCGGTGTAGCAGGCGTTCTCCAGTGTGCGGTACTCGCTTTCGGTGAGCTCCCATTTCGCGGTGATGTCGCGCCAGAGCCGTTGGCCGCGGCCGTTTTTGATCAGTCCGGCCGGCATACGGTGGGAGGCCGCGTCCTTGGCCATGCTTCCTCCCTTCGTAAGGTCATCCGAGTCTGTCGAGCAGGCTGAAAAGGAACGTGAGGTCGGCCAGTCTGGCCGGCGAATCGCGGAACGTGCGTCCTGTGACCGTGATGTAGCGTCCTTGGCTGTAGGCTTCGGCGTTCATGATGCCCCGCACCCTGATTCCGGCGCGTTCCGGCATCAGTCCCCAGATGTGCAGGCCGTCGCCGCCGGGGCTTATCTCGATCCATGTCTTTCCCTCGACCGGCGCGATGAGGCATTTGGCCCAGTCGGCGAGGTATCCGCGCGAGTCGTAGCAGTGGTCGAGGTCGATGCAGGCGATTCCACCGCCCAGCGCGAAGCCCAGTCCGTCGCCTGCGGTGGACGCCTCGGCCGCCTCGAACGTGCTCCACGTGTCCGGATCGGTGCTGGACGCCACGGCGCCGTCTATCGTCAGCGGAATTTTCGTCGTTCCGTCGCCTCGGACCACCTTGCGCCATCTGACCCATCGGTCGACCAATGCCATGCGCGCCGGAGGGTTGAGCCTTTTGCGGTTGGCCTGCTTCCGGCATGCGTCGGAGCAGTAGCGGCGGCGTCTGCCGCGACCGGTCTGTTCGGGGAGCTCGATTCCGCATGTTTCGCAAGCGTTCATACTCCCCATTATATTTGTCTTTCTCTCAGAAAACGCTGTATACCAGTATTTTCAACCGTTTTTATTATTTCGTGACATCAGTAAAAAACGTTTGTCCGGAAAAACGTGGAAGGCGTCGCGAAAAGCTGTGCCATGCCCGTACGTCGCAAAAACAGGGATATGCGGAACCATCTCGATGAAACGATGGAAAAACGTCGAAGCGCGAAAAACGGGACGGAGAAGCGTACGTACGACCTGAGTTGCTAGATC